AGATGCAAGTATCCTTTGGGCCTAACGGTGGCTATAAGGCAGATTCACCAACCTGGTCTGCTGACATGATTTACCTGGGTGCAGGACGAGACTCAGGCGAGAAGGACCCAACTGTACAAGCATTAGGATTCGGGTCGCAGATTTACGGCGCAAGAGCCGACCTGATTATCCTTGACGATGTGGTGATGAATGCAAACGCCCATGAGTGGGAGAAGCAAATTGAATGGCTTCAAAAAGAAGTCATCACCCGCCTAGGGCGGCACGGCAAACTGCTTATAGTAGGAACCCGTGTCGCACCTATAGATTTATATAAGATGATACGAGATGGCGACCAATGGACTGGTGGCAAATCTCCTTTCACATACATGGCTATGCCATCAGTATTAGAATTTGATGAAGACCCAAAGAACTGGAAAACACTTTGGCCTTGGACAGACAGGGCAGAAGGAGACAAGGACGAACCTAATGAGCAAGGACTATATCCCAAATGGGATGGACCTTCGCTTTTTACAAGGCGGTCTGAAGTGGCTCCGTCAGTCTGGGCTATGGTCTACCAGCAAGAAGACGTCCAATCCGACTCTATCTTCTCGCCAACAATTGTCGCTGGATGTGTTAACGGTATGCGAAAGCGTGGACCGCTTAGAAAGAACACGGCAGGCCACCCCAAGAACATAGATTCAACCTATACCATTATTGGCTTTGACCCAGCGGTAACGGGACGTTCTGCTTTCGTAGCGGTATCCTATAATCGTTCTGATGGTCGTATATATGTTTTAGATTGCGTCAACATGGTTGACCCATCTCCCCAGAAAGAAAATGCTCTTATCAAGGAGTGGGTAGAAAAATTTAAGCCACAAGAGTTTCGGGTTGAAATTAACGCCCACCAGAAGTACTACGCTATGGACACAGAGTTACGTGAGTACCTAGCATCCTATGGATGTCAACTCAACTCACACTTTACTGGTAAGAACAAATGGGATGTTGGATTTGGTGTAGCATCTATGGCAAGCCTTTTTGGTACAGCCAATGATGGACGGTTCCAAGATAACAACCTAATAGAGTTACCTTCTAACGAAGGCTCTGAGGGTCTTAAGTCTTTAGTGCAGCAACTTATCATTTGGAAGCCTGACACTAAGAACCCTACCGACTGTGTAATGGCACTATGGTTTGCTGTTATCCGTTGTAGGGAACTAATGCAAACATCAAGCAGAATTGGACAGTACCAAAATAACAGATGGGCTACTAGAGCGCAAAAGGCTCATAGAGGCTCACTTAATTTAGACGAGGCCTTTGCAGAGCAATGGCAAGAAACTTACGGATAGGAAACTGATGGCATTAACAATTGAACAGATAGCGGCACGAGTACAATCGCTACGTTATCGTAATAGCGAAAGAGATGCTCGCAACCTTGACGTTCTTGCTGTTCGTAAAGGCAAGATATCTGAAGTATATCCTGACTTCTTTCCAGAAGGTGTAGATGCTAATGTCGTTGCAAATTTTATTGATATCGTTGCCAGGGACCTTTCAGAGGTTATGGCACCTCTTCCAGCGGTTAACTGCTCAGCCGCTAATCAAGTCTCTGACCGTGCTCGTACTTTTGCCGATAAGCGTACTCGTATTGCTAGCAATTATTTTTCACACTCTGACCTCTCGGTCCAAATGTACTCAGGAGCAGACTGGTATCTAACCTACGGCTTTGTTCCATTTGTTGTTGAACTAGATGAGGAAGCAAAACTTCCTAGAATCCGTATTGAAAATCCAATTGGCGCATATCCAGAGTTTGACCGATATGGCCGTTGCGTAGCATTTGCTAAAAGATACAGTTTAACATTAGGTGAGTTAGTAAGTCAGTTCCCAGAGTTTGACAACATACTTCTTGGTGGAATGGGTTACAAGCAAGACTTAAATGGCATGATTGAAATGATTCGTTACTACGATAAAGACCAATCAGTTGTTTACATCCCTTCAAGAGATAATTTAGTATTGTCACAAGCCAGGAATCCTCTTGGTAAGATGATGGTAGTTGTAGCACGTAAACCGTCTATTGACAACGAACTACGTGGACAGTTTGATGATGTACTTGGAATTCAGTTACTCCGCAACCGTTTCGCCTTATTGGCAATGGAAGCAGCGGAGAAATCAGTACAGGCACCAATTGTACTTCCTAACGATGTACAAGAACTTCAGTTGGGTGGCGATGCGGTTATCCGTACTGCTAACCCTGCTGGTGTTCGTCGTGTTGAACTTACCCTACCACAAGGTGCATTTACAGAACAGCAATTATTAAATCAAGAACTTAGAGTTGGTGCTCGTTATCCAGAATCACGTACTGGAAACATTGATGCATCTATCGTTACTGGTCAAGGTGTACAGGCTCTTATGGGAGCATTTGATACACAGGTCAAATCAGCCCAAGCAATTTTTGCAGCAGCACTTCGTGATATTATTAGTATTTGCTTTGAGGTAGATGAATTAATTTACCCAGAAGAAAAAACAATTCGTGGTGTGGACTCAGGTTCCCCATATGAAATTACATACAAGCCTACAAAAGATATTAAGAGTGATTACTCAGCAGATGTTCGTTATGGAATGCTTGCTGGACTTAACCCAGCCCAAGGACTTATCTTCATGCTACAAGCACTTGGAGGCAAGTTAATATCTAAAGATATGGCTATGCGTGAGTTACCATTTACAGTTAACGTAACTCAAGAGTTAGAAAAAATTGAAATTGAAGATATGCGTACCGCACTTCTTGGTTCATTAACTGCATATACTCAAGCAATCCCACAGATGGCTACACAAGGACAAGATGCTTCTGAGGTTGTTCGTAAGATTGCTGCGGTAATCAAGGCTCGCCAAAAGGGACAAGCATTAGAAGATGCTATAGAGGCAACCTTTGCGCCGCAACAACAGGTTCCTCCTGCTGGAGCACAAGGCGCTATGGTTGAGCAAATGTCCCCTGCTCCCTCCGCTGTTCCAGCGGGAGGTCCTTCCCCAGAAGGTGGAATGGTACAAGCAGGACCACCAGTTGATATTCAATCAGTTCTTTCTAGTTTGACAGGTAGTGGAAAAGGCAGTGCAAGAGTAGTTACAAGAGGTTAATTAGGTGGGGGACTATGACAACGATTATAGGTATAGAGCATAAAGACCGATGCTTTTTAGTTGCTGATAGCCAAACAACTGATGCTGAAGGTAGAATCTACTCTCATCCTGAAGTAAAAAAGATTTCAGAGAATGGCATGTTTCTAATTGCTGGTTCTGGCGAGACATTACCATGCGATATAGCACAACATATTTGGGAACCGCCAACTCCAACAAAGCAAGACAAAGAAGATTTATATCATTTTATGATTGTAAAGGCTATGCCATCTCTTCGTAAGTGTATGACAGATAATGGTTATAACTTTGATGAAGATACAAAAGAAAATAGATTTCAATTTATTATGGCTGTTGGTGGCGAAATCTTTGATGTTGACCAAGAGTTATCAATAAGCAAATCTGCAGATGGAGTATATGCTGCAGGTTCTGGAGCATCATATGCGCTAGGCGCATTGTATGCAGGAGCAGATGCTTATGAAGCAATGGAAATAGCATCTAAATTAACTGCGTTTACGGCAGGGCCATATATATCAAAAGAACAACCTAGAAAAATTAAGTAGGAGGAATCATGGGTGGAAAAGGTAGCGGTGGTCCTAATGGTGGACCTCAATATAATCCAGCAAATGTAAGTGGATTAGGCGGCAATGGTCAATCTGGAGATTACACAGGTTTTGCCTATGGTCAAAATAAAATGTTAAATGAATCAAGAGTTGCTGGAAATGCAGCAGTATCTAGCATTCGTAATGTTCCAAGAGGGGCAGCGCCAGCAATGGAAACAACACCTTTAACTCCAATTAATGCTGAGACTCAATTTCCAAATCAAACTATTATGGATGGCGCACCAATAGGTGGTGGGGCAAACTCAATTCCTGGATTACCAAAGAACGCATCTGGAGACCCAGACATAGATTTAATTCGTGACCAGTATCCAATGATGCAAGCATGGGCAAGTATGCCTGGTACAACTAGAGCAACTGCTGATGTAGTTAATTATTTGGGAACAATTATTTAATGATTATCTGGGATAAGATAGCCAATATCCAAAACATTTTTAAGAAAAAACCAGATGTTGCGGAAACACCTACTCATACTCAAAATGGTTGGACTAAATTCGGCATCGCATTTGATATTGCTCAAAGAATCCCAATACGTGCAGGTTCAGCAAACCTTATAATTGCTGACGCTAAAGAAGCCTTAACTAACGCAAAAAATAATATTGCTAATTCAAGATACAATGAAGAAATTGAAAAAGCCAGAGTTGCAGCAATTACTGGTATTAGTGAAAACGTTGGAACAACGCAAGGTCTTAAAACATTGCCTGCTGCTGGTGCAGCAATTGGATTAGTTGGTGGACCTCCAGGAGTGGTAATAGGAACAGTTGCTGGTGGAATTGCTGCTGGTACAACTTATGGTATTGCAGAATTAGATAAAGCAACTAATGGTAAATTAATTGATACTTTAATGTCAAGCACTAAAGGCCTGCGTTCCAATTATGCATTTATTAGAGAAGCAGCAGATGTTCAATTAGGTTTAGGATTACTTGCTGGATTAGCGCAAGCGGGTGGAACGGTTGCTGGTGCTGTTGTTGGTGCCGCTGCTGCTGGAGCACTTGCTGGCTCAGTTGTTCCAGGGGCTGGAACTGTAGTTGGTGGTATAGCAGCAGGCGGTGCTGCACTTGGTGCTTATTTTGGTGGAAAACAAAGTAGAATAGTAGCAGAGTCTGGTATTCTTGGAAAAGAATTACAAGAAGCAGCAGAAGCAGCACAATCTCCAGAAGGACAAGAAAGATATAATTTTGGTAGAGATGCAACAAGACTTGCTGGAAAAATTAGTGGAATAAAAACATTAGAAGAAACAGATAAAGGTATTGGGGCAATTACCTCTGGTCTTGTAAATGTTTTCTCAGAAGGTATTCTTTTACCAGAGGCTAAGGCACTTCAAATAACTGCCAAGGCTGCCAAGGCAACAACTGCTGGTGGTATAACTGCAAAGAGCCAAGGAGTTATAGGGGATAAACTTCAAAGCATTCTTGATACGCCAATGAATAAGGCTGATAGACTAGAAGCCGATGTGGAATTGCTTAAAAAAACTGGTGCTGGCGAACAAACTATATATACGCCAATGTTTGAGTTTTTAAATAAAAATGATATTGCTACAATAACAAACCGTACAGAATTTCGTCTTGGTAATGATATATCCAATACTGCAGCAGCATTAATGTCTGGTAAGAGTTATGAGCAAATTTCTCTTATCCTTAGAGTTGGTCGTGGGGATGCGGCAGCCGTAGATGAATTAGCAACTAAGCATCCAGCAACCTTTGCCCAAGTATTAAGAGCAGAAGGTAAATTAAATAGTGCCGAGGTTGCTTTCTCTCAGATTCCTAAATATAATACTTCAATGACGCCACAAAGCAAGATTTTAAAAGCAAAAGCAAAAGATAAAGTTAAAATTCTTGAAACAGAACTTGAAGACTATAGAAAGCAGTATACCGAACTTGACAATGCGTTAAAATTAGATAGCGCCCTACAAGAACGTACTGTATCAGTAATGCCAGTAGTTGAAAAACTACGAAATGATATGGCCAAGCAAAGAACTGCAAATAAATTAGGTTTTAATAAAATTGATGATGTTCCTAGAGAAACTTTTATCGGAACAGTAAAACAAAAAGTTTGGCAGAGCAATCCATTTGGCGCAGTTATTCGAACAGTAGAGCGTTACTCAGACGATGCTCCACACAGTACTATTAACTTTAATGATTTAGTTCAATCATCTGCTGCGGTAAGAACCAACTTAAGAAGTGGTGTTCAAACTGGATTAATTGCTCCTGATAAATCACTTTCATATTATAATGCTTTTTTGGGTGCTAGGTCAGAGGCTCAAAAATTAAACATTATAGAATCAATTACCAAAGAAGTATTTGACAATGCTGCTAAAAAATATAATCTTGAGGGAACAAGCAAAGACTTAATCCTTAATAATTATATTTATCTGATGAGAGCAAATAAAAACAAAGCAAAAAATGCATCAGATAACAATAGAGCGTATATGATAGATTCTGCTGATGAGGTTATTGTAGACCCACAGTTGATATCTCAACTAGCAAACGGTTCCTATTTACCTGATATTGTTTTAATTGACAAAGCATTTAGCCGTTTTGCCAAAAAGAAAAATGATGAATATCCATGGATTAAAAGTGCTGGGGTTGCCCTAAGAGTTGGATACGACGAGTTTAACTCTCTTTGGAGAATGCTTACACTTTTCCGTACTGGATATCCAATTAATATTATTCGTGACTCTACATTTAGGTCAGTTGCTGACGGACAATTTTTCAATGTAATAAAAAACTTTGGAAAAGAAGCAATTGAAGATTTTACTACAATCAATAACAGCGTTGCAAAAGTTGAACGTTGGACTAAGGGTGTTATTAATAAAGATTCTAAAATAAAAGAAGTTAAAGGAGAAATCCAACTTAGGTCTAAAGTTCTAGCGGATATAGAATCAAATCTTAAAAAGGCTGGTTATGACATTGATAATCCACCTAAGAAGATAAAGCCAGAAGTTAAAATAATTTTAGATAACCGTAATCGGGTAAAGCGAAATATGGATGCTTTGCTTAAACATGAACAAGAATTGCTTGGTAGAATACCAGCAAAAGTAGTTGGTCCTAAAACATTTACTATTGGCGATTATGCATTTGATGGTGCTTTTGGTGGGCCATATGGTAGAATTAGTATGCAACAAATCCGTGGCAAGAATGATATTCGTGCCCTGCTAGCATCTGATAAAGAACTAGCAATTGCCGAAATGAAGCGTGGCCGTGAGGGTGGAAAATGGATTGTTCCAACACTTGAAAACAAAGAAGTTCATATTAGGTCATGGGAAAACGTATTAGTTAACATCCTTGCCAATGACCCAATTGCTGTAG